TTGTCTGAAACTAACATCATCCATGCTATCGTTCATGATTGTCATAGCTTCATCAGTTCCTCCTTGATAGGCCACGTTATAGGGTGGGTCTGTAACATATAAATCTATCACCGCACCATCAATTAACTGTGCCATATCCTCAGCAGATGTGCTGTCACCACACATTAAACGGTGTCGCCCTAGCTGATAAATATCTCCATATTCTACTTTTGGTTTCTCTTCTTGATTGATGTCGACTTCTTCTCCCTCTTCTTTTTCATCTTCTTCAAAATCATCTAAAGAAAAGTCAATATCTTCGAACCCAAAAAGCGTCATATCAAAACCGTCAAGCTCATCTAATTCGCCATAAAGTAACTCAACGTTCCATTCGGCAAGCTCTCCTGTCTTATTATCAGCAAGCCTAAACGCCTTAATCTGTTCTTCTGTTAAATCATCTGCAATAAGAACTGGTACATTTTTTAGCTTTAAAGATTTTGCCGCTTTAAATCTTGTATGGCCGTTTACAATTTCTCCGTCAATCGTTGCGACAATCGGAACCTTAAAACCGAATTCCTTTATAGAATTGGCCACTGCTTCAACTGCTTGTTCATTGTTCCTAGGGTTATTTTCGTAAGGTCTTAGCCATTCAATCGGCTTATCAACAATCTTCACTGTTTCCCTCCTCCAAAAACCAAAAAACACACATCCAAAAGATATGTGTTTCTCGGGTTATATAGTCCTTTAGACTTTGCTTTTTACAGCCAATTCTGTAAAAATTGGAACGACAGGACTCGAACCTGCCTACGTTTCAGACCCTTTATAGTCATATCGCTCCACCAACTGAGCTACGTTCCAACTGCAAGTAGACTACAGACTTGCGTGTTAATTAGTAATCAATTTGAAAGTTTTCCTTTTTTTATTTTTTGTAGTCTTTAATGGCGATGCCCGGAATCGAACCGAAGGAAACATAGGAGAGAAACCACTTACCTGTCACCGCCAAAACGAGGCCGAAACCTCGGAAAAATATAATAAATTATAAAGGAGACGTCAATGAACGAAATAGAGGGAAGGACTCGAACCCTCAATGCCCTTTACGACACCCTGATTTCAGGTACCTCTCTTTTCAATTCTTGACACTACCATTCTAACAGATTTTTAGAACCGTGCTGTTCCAAAAAGTCCCATACGATCACTATGAGGTTAGATGACTTCTTCCAAAGCTAAGACCGCCTCATTTTTTAACCTGTAATAGGTTGTACGACTCATCTTCAAATCATAACAAACGCTATCAGCAGTGCCTTTGTTGATGTAAGTCATTCTTAATACCGCCCTGTGCTTGGGATTTTTAAGCCTATTGATCATTCTACCTAATTCAAGTTTTCTGTTAATAACCTCTTTAGTATCCTGCTCTATAGCCTCTTTCATCACTACCAGCTGAGTATAGACATCATCAACTTTTCTAGTCTGTCCACCTTGGACTTTGACACCTGACCACTTAGGACTTGAGAGCAAACCTGCCTCAAGCTCATTGATTTCATCTATACGGCTTTGGATGTCCATGTCAAGGTCTTGTAATTCTTTCAATAGCTCTTTGGCCTTGTTCACTCTCTATCTCCTTTGTGATATAATAATATTATTGAGATTATAGCTGAGGCAGAGAGTGCCTTGGCTTTTTATTTTATTCTTTATTCGTGATCACACTACCTGCACCGTTAACAGTGACCCAGCCATGCTTCTCTCTGGCTTCTGCTTCTTTCATCCGGATAAGATTATCTGTGATTGAGTCTGACTTAGCTTTGTTGGCCTTGGCTTCACCTTCTGCTTTGATGATACCTGCGTCTGCTTCTGCTTGAGCTTGAACTTTCTTGGTATCGGCTTCAACTTTAGCTTTTTCCTGCTCCTGTTTTGCAGTGTCGATTTCTTTTTGTTTTACAGATTCATTTTTGATTGCTGCTTCAATCTCATCTCCTGCGTCTTGGTCTGTGATGGTAAAGGATACAAACTCCAAATCATAAGACTCAAATTTTTCTTTGAGAGCTTTGTCAATCATTTCATAAACTTCTGTACGCTTATTACCGAGGATATCGTAAATATCGTAATTTCCTGTTACCGATTCAATAGCACGCTGAACAGCAGGAGATACTACGCTATTATTCACGTTTTCTAAGTCCGTGTAATTAGAGAAGACTGTCATAGCCTTTTCTTTATTGACACGATATTTCACATCAATATTGGTGTTGAGCCACTGACCATCTTTAGTCTGAGTCGTGATTTTCTCCATTGTTTTTGTTTGAACAGATGTCGATAAGGTGTAGACTTTATCAATAAATGGCATTTTTAGATGATATCCTGTTTGCAGGGTATTTTCTTGCACACCTCCAATTGCGCTAACCTTAACTCCAACTGTATTAGCTGGGATACGCTTCACGGCCGTGAGACGAAAAATACCAAGTGAAGCAACAGCTGCAACTGTAATGATACCGCCTTTAGCAAGCTTTGTAAGTGTTGTTTTTCCTGTTTCGTGATTGTATTGTGTAAACATTGTTTTACTCCTTTTTTAAATTATTTTTCCATCAAAAACTAGTGTTATTGTACCTGTACCATCCTTGTGTTTAGATACTAAAGCGCGACAATCTGAGCCTAATTCAATACCCTCAACTGTGATACTGCGCTTTATCCTATCAACATTGATGATTGTTCCCATTAATGTTTTAATTCTCATGTTCCATCTCCTCGATAAGCCAGTCAAGGTTCTTTCTGGCTTTCTTCAGGTCTTCAAGACCGTTTTTCTTCTGGAATCGCAATTGATACTTCAAGGCATTTCCAAGATAAAAGCCTTTCAGCTGTTCTGGTGTCATGAAATTCCTTAAAGCATCGATAGATTCCATTCCAAATCTGCCTTGGTAGTGGCTTGGTTTGTTTACGTTATCAATTATTTCTGGGTACATTTGATAGCCTCCAAAAGTTCTGTATTTTCGTAGACGTTGCCGATGATTTCGTTTTCGTCCGTCTCTGACCACAAATAGCTAGCTAATTGCTCGCAATCATTCATAATCAGCCAAGCTCCCTCAATCATGATTACAACACCTGTGATTGTTTCATTTTCCGTTATTGGCTGGGTTCGTACTTGTCTAACTATATCCCCCTCAAAGATTCCCTTATCGTTCTTGTCTTTGAGTCCTGTTGATTGCATGAGCACTAAATCTTCCGCTGAAACCATGTAAGTAATTCCATCCCCAATACAATATAACTCATCCTCTAGCCAACTGATATGGTCGATATAATTATCCATTTTCTGTTCTTTCTTCAACCACGCTCTAAATTTCGGTATCATACCAAATCCTCCTATTCCTTTTTAAAATAATTTTATTTGTTTTTCATAATCATTGAGTCTCTGTTTAGCAAGATTAAAGATGTCTCTATCTAACTCGCAACCGACATATTCAAAACCTAATTCTTGACAAGCGATTAAGCTACTTGCTGAACCAACATGAGTATCAAGAATCTTGTCTCCTTCTTTTGCGTAAGTTTGAAGTAACCAAAGATAAAGACTTATCGGTTTTTGTGTCGGATGGATTCTAACCTCATTTAAGGCCTTATTCCCTTGTTGTATATGACCTTCAGATATCGACTTTCCTTGCATCATACCATTCCACATATAGCGAAACAGCCGTATACTATCATGTAAGCTGCAGTACGCTATCTCACAATCTGAGAAACTTGACTTGCCATTAACTTTGTCCCACACGATACGGCCAGGCCCGAAAGAGTAGTCGAAGTAGTTCACACCCCAAATGATTTGATTTTTTGAAACTCTAAATAACTCATCAAAATAATCTCTATTTGGAATTTTCCACTCTGATGTTTTGCCATACAGTCTATTGACGCCAATCGGACTGACTTTTCGACCATAGTATTCTCTTTTTTCTGGACCGGAAAAATATGGGGGATCTACAATAGCTAAATCAAAGTAGTTGTCAGGATATCTTTTCATAACGTCCATACAATCTTCGTGAAGAAATAATTTCACAGCAACACCTCATCCCCTACTTTTACTTTATCGTACACGTCCTTCGTAACCACGAACACGCCATAATCACGAATCGTAAGCGTGTATAGTTTTCCATGTCGTCCTTTCTCGACGACTTTACCGAATATCTCAGCGCCTGCGTTATCAGCCTTGTAGATAACCATCGGGCGCTTTTCTTCTAAATCTCGAATCCTGTCCATCTGCCAGATATTTAATCCAGCAGACAATAATATCCAGATTGCGATAAATCGTTTCAATTTGTGGCCTCCTTGCTATCTAATTTTCGTTTTTCAGCTTCTTTCAATCGGTCAATTTTGGTACTGACATAAGCCATAGCATGTGTCAGAAGAGGAGTAGGATATAATGGCAGCATTTTGAGTATTCGTTCGTAATACTCAAGTTCTGTTTCTCCTTCAGTCAATTGTATTTCGCTTGGTGTTTCAAATCCATCTAACCACGCTCGGGCAAAAGCGCCCATATTTTTATACTTAAAGAGCCATTCCGCAGTTTTGGGACTCGCTGTCCCTTGTTTTAATAATTCTATAGCGTCGTCCAAGCACAACTTCCAATTTTTAGCTTCATCTATGTATTTCCCAACGTGATCTGGCACCCTGATTCTAGCCATTCACTCCACCTCCTCAACTCCCACGCCATCGCAATCAAACACCCAGCTGAAATCCGCTTCTTCAAGTTCTTTACGGGTGTGAGCTGTACGAAATTTTTTATCTAATGTTATATTCTTTAACGTCCAAGCGTCAAAGCGTTTAATAAAGGTTAAGTAACTATATGCTTCTTCAATCCATTTAAATCTTACATAATACCGTTTCTCTTTCTCGACCTCGTAGCCGTCCAGCCAAGCACGAGCGAAGGTTTCTTGGTTGTCTACAACCCATCTCCAATACTGTTCATTTAAGTTAGCTTGCAATACCATCTTAGTTAGCTTCCAACCCATATCTCTTTTTTCCTCAATCCAATCCGCCACAAACGGCGGAACTTTGACTTTTTCTGGCTCGTCTAGTTGTTTGATTAGATCAATTGCAGTTTTGGTCGGAATGCCTTTGACTACAGCTCCAAACATATTCAAACCATGAATCCCGATTTCTTCAAACTCTTTAATCAATTCCTGCTTATTCATCTTCCAACTCCTTTATTCTTTTCTTCCAGTTTTTCACTTTCTTTTTAAGCAAGTCCCGTTCCTCAGACCTGCTAAAAGCAAGCGATTTGACACACGGCTCAGATAGTTCAACTATCCTTGCCTCCGTCTGCTCGATTGTGCGTTTCAGTCCTTCAATGACTGTCTGTTTATCGTACTTCATCTTCTAAAAATCTTTCAATAGCTTCTCTGTAGGATACTTCCACCAAACCGTCTAAATCGTTCAAAGCTTCAATATAGTCTGGACGACCTTGGCCATACTGCTCTTTCAAAAATTCAACAAAGAGATGAATTTCCTGATAGGTTACTCCAACCATATTTCTATCCTCCTATCAAATCCCATCCACTATCCTTTGCAATATCTCGTGATACTCGTAAATCTCCAGTTCAATTCTGTAATTTTTATTTCCAGACTTGCCACCGTGCATAAACTCAGTAGAGACTATCACATTATAATTATCATCTGTCCAAATCTTAGCGTCCGTCAAGCCATCAAACAAAGCCTTACTTGTAGGCGACCAGTTCGGCGGGTCATATTTCCGATTTGTCGGAGGATATATCCGAACCTTAACCTTGCAAGGCTTGTCCTCGCTGTAAGGCAGCCCAAAGTAATCTCTCAGTACATTGTTGCCCTCGTATTCGGCTAACTGCCGTAAGAACTTAGTGATTTTAGCCTTTTGATGAAAGTGAGGTCTGTCGTTTGAGTTAATCATCTGCTTCCTGTTCAACTCAAATTTCAAAATCAATCGTTCTTTCATGTCTTTGTGAACACCTCATTCAGTTCCATAATCTCCTCATTGTTGTTATACGGATCATACGCTAACCGCCCGAAACCTGCTTTATTCGTGCTTGTTGGTGTGTTACCTGTCCATTTCAAATGCAGAAACTTACTGCACGCTCTACAACGAATTGATGAAGGTTTAATCTTAACCATTCTGTGATAACATTCCCCACAAAACGGACACTGCACGTCTACTTTTACTAATTCAGTCATATTTTTTACCAAAATCCCACGCCTGCCAATTTGTGAGCGAGGCAAGCGTGAGTGAAATTCTTTGCGTCATTCGTCCAAGGTCACATGACCGTTTTTTTTGACGCTTTCTAGTTCGCAGTTTTACAAGAATGCACGGCTTGTTGATTTTTGAGTTGTTTCCAAAATGGAAATGGTTGGTTTATTTAATCAGTTCATCCAATTCTGTCTGCGTCAACGGCTCAATTCGTTGATAACCTTGAACAGTGTAATTTTTCTTGTATTCAAATCCCAAATCCGCAAGGCTATTCTTGAAATAGTCTTTTTCTTTCGTGTCGGCGAAATATACTTCCAAGGTCATTTTTTGGGTATATCGTTTCAAGCCATTTTCAGCCCCTTTGAGGGCTTCTGGTTGGTTTTGGGATAATTGCCCACCGTCTAAGATTTCGCCCGTCTCTGGGTCAAATTCTTGCGTTTCCTCGTCGATATGACAGCCAAGGATTGTTCTAAACTCTGGCTGTCCATTTTGTTGCTGAGCTAAAGCTTCCTCACGTTCTCGTTCAGCTCGCTCTTGAGCCAATCTCAATTCTTCCTTTTGCTTTTCAAAAGCGTAGTCTGCTTTGATTTGCTCCAACACTTCAACCAAAGTCATATCTTTCAGCATTCTAATATATGGCTGGTCTGTCATTCCGTACTCAGCGCATTGCCCTGAGATGGCTGAGATAGTTTTCTTGTACTCTTCTTGCTTCTGATATTCAAATGTAATCATGTCATCAAGCGACTTCATCGTAACTTTCTTGAGTGTCACCCCGTCAGCCATGAAATCGCCTGCCTTGATGTACTCAAGGGCTTTCTCGTCAAATAGACGAGGGTCTAGCATGTATTCTGACGCCTTGTTTGTAATGTAACTCTTAACAGTATCCAGTCTGAGTGCTTTCTGATGGTCTTCAAACTCTTTAACGTCTTTCGCAATCTTTTTGATAACACCGTCCAACGGTTCAACCTGCTCTGTGATGTATTCGTTGAAATCGTCAGCAGTTTTTGACAAAACCTTTTTGATTTTGATACGCTCATCAGATATCTGCTTGAACAGTTTTCTGAGATCAGCTAATACCTGCTTATCGTCCTTGATTGTCGAAGCGGTAACTGTATAATTTTGGTACTTCGTTACCACTTCTTTAATATTTTGTTCAAACAATTCACGGTCTAAAATTTCAACTTCTGCCTGTGTTACATTTACTTGTAATTCTTGCATCTTAGTACTCCATTTCTTCTAAGAGTTCGCCCTGAATTGGCTCCTCAACTTGAGTAGGTTCAGGAACTGGGTGATTTGCCTCCTGCTCTTTGTTAAATTGCTCAATCTGAGCCATCTTGCGTGCTACGACATCCTCACGACTTTCTTGAGGTGTGACATCTTTGATACGGTCAAATGTTTCGCCTCCATCGTCCTCTGTGTACATATTGCCTAAATCTTCAGGAAAAGCCTCTCTAAGAGCATTGACTAGAGCTGTTTTTCTAATCATTGTAGCTGGCATAGAGTTCCAGGTACTTTGTTTCTTGTCATATTCCTCACGACTAACAAAGATTTCTACAGGTACCTTGAAATTTTTGCGGTACACTCTGGCCCATCCACCTATCAGTGTATCTCCTGGTAGCATGATTGCCCCTTTGCGTTCGTGCATAACACCCTCGCTATCTACAGCCACTACTCCAGCCTCAAAGCCCTCATAGTCTTTACATTGAGCGGCACGCTTTAAGAACGCCTCTTTAGAGACAATTAAACTGAACTCTGTGCCCCCATTACGGTTTTTATAAGCTACAATGTAGACCTCGTTAGCAAACGGGTTAAGATTGCGACCTTTACATAAGGCTAGCGCCTGACCTACTTGTTTGTCAGTCAATAGGTTTTGTGGATCAAAATACTTTTTGATGTCTGCCCCAGTCAATGAACTAGGGTCAGTAGTGATGTCACGTTTTGTCTGCGTTGATAATTGATTATTATTCATTTTCTTCTTCCTTTCGTCTTCTTCAAATTCCAATTTTCACGTTTTATACGTCTATTTTCGTTTTGTAATTTCAAAATAATATTTTGTTGATTATTGATGATTTCTCCGAGCTCAATTCCAAGATGCATATACTCAGCTCGCCAGTTTTCGATTTCTGCAAGTAGTTCCTCAATCATATTTCATCACCCACGTATCGATACTGCCCACATCCAACATAGATGTACTGGCTTGGGTCAAGCTCCTCTTGCTCCTCAGGCGGTTGCATTATATCTCTGTCATAATCAAACATGAGCATACACCTTTCCAAGTTCCAGAACTCGTTTCACATATCCAACCTTGGATGTTAGCCCAAGATCCAGCAATTCGTTTTTTTCTTCATGGTTGGCCAAAAGCCATACACGGTTTTCAAGTTCAATTCTAGTCATTATCTCATCCTCAACGTAGCACTTTCATAATCACTTTCTTAGGTTCTGGCAAAGCTAACGGCTCTGGCTTCAAACCTTCAGGGCGTTCATTGTCAAACGTGAAGCCTGGAAACTCTCTGCGAATGTTTTTGCGAATTTCTTGACGTTCAATTTTTCGTCCGATTTCAATAATATTGTTAAATTCATTGACCGCTCGTGTATCTTCCTCTTCCTGCTTGCGTTGTTTCTCAAGTTCGTGCAGTTCCATTTGTCGTGCTAAAATCCCAGCTCCGATAAATCCCAAAATCACTGCGCCAGTTCCCAATAATTGGTTAATTAATGGTGGTTCAAACATTTCTTCTCTCCTTTTATTTTGCTAACTGACTTTGAAACCGTAGTACGTCATTCAAGTCATATAAATATTTACCGCCTTTAGCATTTTGCTGGTAGCGGAATTTCCCTGCGTCTCTATACTTTTCGACTTTCTTTCTGCCCCAACCTGTTTCCTCTTGAACTTCTTTGATAGGAGCCCAATGAGTTCTCCTTGAACTTCGTCTCTCTGCTTCTTGTATGGATTGATAAACAAGTTCGATGATTCTCTCTGAAGCTTTTTCTACTGCAGCTTCAACTAAGTCATTCAAATCGACTGCCATTGGCAATTTCCTCTCTTTCGTGTTATAATTCAATTAGTAATTTTTGATTAGCGCCTGATTGCCGTCAGGTGCTTTTTTGTTTTATCTTAATTCGTCAATACTGATTTCTAATGCGTCAGCAATTTTGCATATATTAGGCCAAGAAAGGTATTTGACTTTTCCGCTTTTCAGGTCAGAAAAGAAACTTCGATTAACCCCAGCCATCTTAGATAATTGATGTCCGTTCAAATTTCTTTCCTGCATAATTCTGTTTAATTGTTCCCACATGTTACACCTCCAAAAACACTATATGTTGTTAAACAAATATATTTAATTACAATATGTTGTGCTTTTCTGCTATCTATGTTATAATCATTCTTGACTAAGACCTCTCACGTTTTAGTCAAAATCCCAATAGAAAGAAGGAAAAACATGCAAAGAGAATATGTTGCATCTACTAATGTTCGTAGTGTTGGTTGGCAGGACGGAATCTTAGAAGTTCAATTTAATAACGGTAGTATTTATCACTACCATAATGTTAGTGAATCAGAGTACAGATCTGTCTTGATTGGATCTGTAGGTTCTAATATTCATAGACTGTCTAAACGCCATCCTTACACACGAGTAAGCTAATCCAGTAGAGTTTCATCAAGTGGGTGAAACTCTTTTGTTTGCTCTAAATAAACTCCATCCGCTGAGATAATGATCTTTGAATGAAAATCATTTTTTTTAAGGTATTTAGCATGATCCAGCAATCTATCTAAATGTGTCATCTGCCGCTTACGCTTATTGGCTTTATAACTTGTTGTTTCTTCAGCTTTTGAACTTCTAACACAATCAGCAGTTACCTTGACTTCAATCTCACTAAGTCGATCAATTGCTTCTTGCAATTCTTCGGCTTTTTTTGATACTTCTTTACAGACTTCCTTGAGTTCTTCAATACCCGAAACTTCAACATTAAGCCGATATCCTATTGGTCTCATTTCTACTCCTTCCTTCCCTCGCTTTCTGCTATAATTGAATCAGAAAGGAGGTGATGTTATGACACTATCTGACAAAGAGATCGCTTTAGAACTTACAAAGATTACCGTTGAACACTATAATGTTAGAGTTGCACATAGTGTTCCAAAGTCTGGATTACCAGAAGAAGCTATTGAACAATTCTACAAGCGATTCTATGAAACTGTTACGAATCTAAAAGACAATCACCCAGAATCGTAACATCTATTTGGAGCACATCTTCTGGATGTGCTTCTTTAATGCGAGCTATTTTTTCAATAGCTTCATCTACAGA